ATACAGAAAGTAATAGTAAAGATTATAATAATGCATTAGAAGATTTTAATGAATTGGGTGGTATTGATGGAGTTGGTATTATTATGAAATGGGATTCAGCAGCTAAAAAGAATTGGATGACTAGAATTATAAATGTAAATGCAATTAAAACAAATTAAAATGATAAAAATAGAAAAAGAAAGAGACAGAGTATTCATTACAATAACTTCTCAATTAGATAGAGAAGATGTGTATCAATTGGTATCAGACCTAAACCAATGGTTAGAAGATACAGTTCAGAAACCAAAGTTTCATAACAAAGCACATGAAGAAGCTTATGAACAAGCACAATCTAAATTAAGATTAGAAAAAGAGCTTAGAAGATGTTTTGTAGATGTGTTGGATACAGAATATATTCAGAGAGAACTAACTCTATATCAGTTAGACCCAATCAATAAAGAAGTTATTACAAAAACAAAAAAGTTAAAAGATGAAAAAAGAAAATAAAGATTACAATTTGGAAGAACTTCTAAAGAAATCTCCAATGGATATAACGCATGATGAGATGATGTTTGTATTAGAAAATATGGATGTAGAATCTATTACAGCAGCAGCTATCGAAAAACAAAATTTACAAATTAAAAAAGCAAGTGAAGAAAATTAATATATTTTTATATACGATTGTTAAAGTATTGCTGGGTAACTTATTATTTAAATTGCCATTTACTTGTACGTTCTCCACCCAGCATTTGTTTATACCCTATATAAACAACGGGACTGTGTTTCTACGCAGTCCCATTTTTATGTCTAAAATTTAATTTCTATATACTTATTAATATACTAAACTACTAATAAATGGCAAAATCAAAAGAACAAATTGTAGAGTTAAGACCAGTACGATATAATAATCGTTATTGGATTTCTGACTTAGGTAAGATTTATTACAACACTAAATGTTGGAGAAACCCAAAAGGTGAGATGAAAGAATTAATTCCTTCACACAATCCTTCAGGTTATCTTTACTATAAACTTTCAGTAGGTAAATGTAAATACGATTATTTAAGAGGGCACCGAATAGTGTGGGAAGCATTCAATGGTAAGATACCAGCCGGCTTAGAGATTGACCACATTGATAGAGATAGACACAACAATATCCTTACTAATTTAAGATTGGTAACTCATTCAGAGAATTGCTTAAACCAAAAAAGAAAAAAAACAAAATAATATGAAAACAATAATAGAAGTTGGCGGAAACGATGGTGGACATTCAGTACAATATGCAAATGCATGTGATGTATTGTATATATTTGAACCAATACCTTATTTAGCATCTAAATTAAAAGGTATGTTTGAATGGAATCCAAACGTAAAGATAATTCAGAAAGCAGTATCTGATTTCAATGGTAAAGCAAGATTCGGTATATCAGGTCCTAATTACAATTGGAGTTTAGGATGTAGTTCACTAAATGAATTCAATCCTAATATAAATGAATTGTGGCCTGGCAGACGTGATTTTAATATGATTGAATACATTGATGTAGATGTAATTCGTTTACAATCATTAGGAACGGAAGTACATAAAGTAAAAGCCGGAAGATGTGAAGCAGCAAATACTGTGGAACTTTATAAAGATGTGGACAATTCAGCAAATTCAATTATGAAGCATCTAAACTTAAATGGTTATTATGTAAAGACAATCTTCAATCACTTTGGAGACCAGATACAAATAGATGATTTACCTAACTCAACCGAAGAAGTGGATATATGGTTTGAGAGTATTACATTATTTGAACACACAACAAAATAATAGAGATATGAAATGGATTAAGATAGGTGATTGGGTTGAAGCTCTAATTCACGTAATAACATTCGGATTCGGAGAAAAAATAGCGCTATTTGTTGCAAGGACTTTCTTTAATTCTGATTCATGTGGATGTTGTGAAAGAAAGCAATGGCTCAATCGCCTAACTAATCCTACTTATGATGGAGAATGTAATGGAATTAAATTTTAATAATATGGAAGAACAAATACAATCAGGTCCACCTGTAAACCAATCAAAGTATCATCCTTTGAATTTGGAAGAATTTCAAAAGTTACAAAAAGATTTAGAAGGAATTAAAGCATTTTTACCTGAACACTTAATGAGTCCATTTTGGAGTTTGTGTAATCGTATAAGAGGTGAAAGAATTAACCAACCTTGCAGTTGTAAATCATCTGCTAGATTATGGGGAACGTGTGTTGAAGATTTAAGAAAATTTGTAGCAGATAAAAGTGAATAAGGTACAATCAGAAAATAATAGAAGATTAGAGACACTATACAAACAATCACATAGTTGGTTAATCGCTGTTGCTTTTAATCTATCAAAGGATAAAGAAGTAGCAGAAGAATTAGTTGGTGAACTCTATTTGTATTTAGCAGAGAAATGTAATCCATCTCTTTGGTATTTGAATTCATTTAATCTTATGTATGCACACGCTTTCATTCGTTCCCGTTTCTTCAACAAAACTACAAAAGAAAGACTGGATTGAGTGATGATTATGATGAAGTAGAATTAGAGTATGATACTGATACAGATGAAAGATTAGAAGAAGCATACAATGCAATAGTAGCAGAATTAAAGAATATGGAAAGGACAAGACAATGGGCTAGTTCTAAACTATATCAACTATATGCATTTGATAAGGATATGACATTAGAGAAGTTAGCATCAGAAATAGGAATATCCAAATCCACAGCCTTCTTACAAACAAAGAAAGCTAAGTTACATTTAAGAGATGTAATTAAGAATCCTTTTAAATACCCACCAGATTAACAGAAACACCCCAAATTTCACACATCTACTACAAAGCTTAGTAAGTGTGTTAAAATTATATAGAAGTGATTAAATAACACCAATTAACAATGGCATTCCAACCCGGCAATAAATTAAGTAAAGGTAGACCTAAAGGAGCAATCAATCGTTCAACTGAAATGATGAAGTTGTCAATAGCTCGTGCTACCAATAGGGTATTAGACCAACTACCAACTATAATGGAAGAAATGGTGAAGAAAGACCCAAAGAGTGCAGTGGATTTAGCATTAAAGATGTTAGAGTTCCACATGCCTAAAATGAGTAGAGTAGAACTGAAAGGTGAGATAGAACAAAGAATTCAGCAGATTTCAGTAAACATAACACAAAAAGGAGTAGATGAATCTGGAAGTTAATACAACAGTCACATACCAACACCAAAACGATTCACCATCAAGAATAACAATTCACTATGGTGGAACAAGGAGTGGAAAGACATACGCTTTAATTCAATGGATTATTGTAAAGTGTTTGGAAAGCAAAGAAGATGTGACAATAGTAAGAAAGACCATACCATCCCTAAAGAGAACCTTAATGAAAGATTTTAAGGATATAATGATAGAGATGGGTATATGGAATGAAAACGATTTCAATATATCAGATAGAATATACAAATTCTATACTGAATCAGAAATTAAGTTTGTATCAACAGATGATCCTGATAAATTGAGAGGATTAAAGAGTAGCATTCTATGGTTAGATGAAGCGAATGAGATTGATGAGGAATCCTTCTTCCAATTGCAGATACGTTGTACAGGCCCTATTATATTGAGTTTAAACCCTACTATATCTCCACACCATTGGATTAGAGGATTGGAGAATGCAACACAATACTTCACAACATTTAAAAACAATCCATATCTTAATAAAGAGTTAGAAGAAGCGATTAAAGCATTAGAAAGAACAAACCCTAAAGCATGGAGAACTTATGGATTAGGTGAGTTCGTACAAAACGATAAAGCAGTATTCCAATTCAATGTGGTAGATTGGATGCCTGATGATGCAGAGTTTGTATGTTTAGGAATAGATTTTGGATTTAGTAATGACCCAACTGCGATTGTATCACTATTCAGAAAGGATAGAGAAATTTATTTAGTTGAGAATTGTTATGAGAGAGGATTGGTAACATCTGATATTGCTTCTAAACTACGTGGAATCATTGGAGATAATCGTTGGGAAATATGGGC